GGTAGAAATACGTGATGTTTCGGAAGGAACTATTAATCCCAACGGTCAATTTGAGATAACAAGTGTAACTGACCAAACATTTACATACAATGTAGGGACATCCGGCACAGAAAACTATACTGTTACTGGTGATTCAAAAATTTACCCAACGTTTACTCTAGTAGCAAACGGGACCTTTAGACAGCCTGATAAAATAAGTGTTGTCACTATGAACATTACGGATGGCGAAGCGGTAGCTGAGGTTCCGGCGGCAGATATAGCCAATTTAAAGGTAGGAAATACAATAACCATTGAGGCTGTTGGCAACTCCGCACTGACACTAGGAGATGAATACGTAATTTTTAATGTAGATAAAACTGCAAACACAGTTTCATTTTACGTTCAATTAGGAAATGCAAGTAACAGAACGGGTGTAGTATTTTCAAAGCCAGTGTCCATTGGCTTAGGCTTTATGCATATGCCGGCACCTGAGTTCGGAGTTTATCATCAACGTAGATTGGTCACTCCATTTCGTTTTACTCAGGAAACTGTTAATGCAGGACTTCCTACCGAAAGTACAAAAATTACTCCAACCGGAAGGAAAGATGAAATAGCCGTAAGTGATATTCTTGATTCAGATACATACGATCAGGTTTTTGCTAACTTCCGATTTAATGCTGGAACTGCTGACTTTACAGTTGGTCTTCATTCTTTTTCTGATGACAAGCTATTAGTATTTAATCGTAACAGTATTCATTTGGCGATTAATAGCGGAGATCTTAGTACCGCTCAAACTCAGTTGCTAACCAACGAGATAGGTTGTGTCGCTAGAGATACTATAATTCAGGTAGGTAACAACGTTTTGTTTTTATCTGACAATGGTTTATACGGGGCGAACTTCCAAGACTTGTACAATCTTCGAGGAAATGAAGTACCCCTTAGTGAACCTATTAACAATACTATTAGGTTAATTAACAAAGACTTGTGGGATAAAAGTTCCGGAGTTTATTTTGACAATCGGTATTACTTAGCAATTCCCCTGAACGAGGAAGTTGTTGAGGTAGACGAGGAAGGAAATGTATCGGTAAAAACAAACCTCGCTCAGTTTAATAATCGAATTATTATCTATAACTTTCTTAACAAGCAGTGGGAATCAATCGACAATGTCGGGGACAGTAGCTTTGAGTTCAAGAAACTTATTGTAGCCGGTGACGGAAAAAACCGTGGGGTTTATTCAATTAGTACTAACGGGGGCATTCATAGTATTGATTCATTGGATCAGGGCAACGATCGTATTATTACTCAAGTTTCGGCTGGCACGGAGGATCCCGACAGTCTTTTACTTGTGCCGGATATTGAGGGTTCGATGACAACCCGGATGTTTACCAATCAGACCATTGACAGAAAGAAGTGGAATAATTTTGAAATGCAGGTTCAATCAAGCATTGACCTGAAGTCAGATTTCTTTATTACTGGTATAACAGAAAATGTTGATGATACAATAGATCTGAAACAATTATCTGATTATCTTAACAATGAACTACTTCCTGAAGACGAAGATGTTTCTATCCGTGGACGGATTGGAAACAAACGAGCCTACGGATTTCAATTTAAAATTGACCGAACAACCGGTCGTCCTCGTGTTCGTAGCCTAAAGGTTGCGGCGGCGGAAGCATTTAGATCAACAAGAGAAGCAATATAATGGCAAATATTTTAAATACAACTCAAGTATATAATGCGGCTGATGTCGTTACTCATACTAACTTAAACCAAATAATCAGTGGTGCTACATTTGTGACCGGCACAGGCGGAACAACTGACAACGTAACCCTTGAGGTAGATGGAACAAGCGGTTCATTGCAGGTAAAGGATGGCGGAATTGATCAAGATAAACTTAGCACTGGTCATCCTCGTTGGAGTGCCACGTCTGGTCGACTTTACGTTGATGGTATGCTTGATAATAATAACTATACTACTGCAGGTATACAAGTTAATCAAAACCTTGTTGGCGACCTCGGCTATGCTTTCATTGACCTTCACGGTGATAGTACAGTCATAAACGAGTATGTTCGATTACTCAACAGTAACGGAAAATGTTTCATTCAAAATAAAAAAGCAGGGGAGGGTATCTATCTAGATACTACTGATAGTAGCGGAACCCAACGTACTGGACTTAGAGTAGATTCCAACCAAAACGTTATAATACACGATTCCATAACAGGCGACAGCAACACGGGAAGAGTTGTGATATTCGGAGGGACAAACGGAAACGGTGCAAACATTGAGCTATATGCAGGTTCTCACAACAATGGTCCCAATAAGGCTTACTATGATGCCGTTCAACATAACTTCAGGTCAGTAAATGGAAGCCCTTCTAACGGGATGAAACTTGACACCAGCAATGGACAGCTTCACGTAGGTGACCTCTCTAATATTTCTCTGGTTACGGGTGTGCAAAACAGTGTTGTGTGCGAGGGAAGGCTTCAGGCAAAAGGAAGCTATGTAAATACCAGTGGGCAGAGTGCAAATCTTTATATAGATTCTAACGGGATGATATGGCGAACTCCGTCCTCAGCTCGATACAAAGAAAACATAAAGGATTACTCCAAAGGAATAGAGGCTATTAAAACTCTTCGACCTGTAACCTACGAGTCAATCAACGAGGACGACGATAACACCTATGCTGGCTTTATTGCTGAAGAAGTTCACGATGCAGGACTGACGGAGTTTGTCGAATATAATCCTGAAGGACAGCCTGACTCTTTGCACTATAGTCATATGACAGCAGTGCTTACCAAAGCTCTCCAAGAATCTATCAATAAAATTGAAACCCTAGAAGCCCGAGTAACTTCACTCGAAAATTCTTAATAATTTAATACTATGTCACTACTACAATCAGGTAAAATATTTAATGACGGCGAGCAGTTAACTGCCGGAAAATTAAATCAAATTCTTTCGGATGCTACACTGAGTACTTCCGGGGTAGATGGAAGTACGATTATTGTTAATCAAAATGATTCACTTGCGGTAAGAAGCGGAGGCATAGGAAGCTCAAGTCTTGCTACTAATTCCGTTATTACAGACAAGATCAAGGATCAAAATGTAACTACAGGTAAGCTCAAGGATCAAAGTGTAACCACAAATAAGATTAATGATTACGATGTAACCACAATTAAGATCAAGGATCTAAATGTAACCACGAACAAGCTCGCGGATGGAAGTGTAACGGCGGCTAAATTAGCAACGAATGCACTAGAGTTTGCTTATCCGGTGGGTTCAGTTTATATGAATATGACCAGTAATGTTAATCCGTCTACATTTCTGGGCTTTGGCACTTGGACTCTTTTTAGTCAAGGTACATTTCTTGCTGGATTTAAAGCCGATGATACTGCCTTTGATGCAGTGGGGTACGAACAGAACACTCAGGGAAGGAGTGGTGAAAGAAATGTTACGTTGACACAGGCACAGATGTATCATAATCACGAGTGGAATCTGCGAGTTTCAGACGGAAATAACGAAAGAAACTTCATTAAAATGCAGAGGGTGACTAACAACAACCGTGACGTTTCTTTTAATTCTGCTGGAAATCAACAAGACTATTCGGATCCATTTGAAATGAGGCAGAATACTTTTACAAGTCTCAACAAAGATGTCACTGGTTCGACTAGCACCGCAAGCCACGAAAATATGCCACCATACTTTGTCGTATATATGTGGAGACGACAAAGTTAATTTAATAATAATGCCGGAGAATCAACTACTTAATAAGGCAGTAGCTTTATTATACTCAGAAGAGTGTTCTGAGTTTACTTCTTATGTAAATAAGATTGCTGAGTATTGTATTGAAAATGAAAACGGCAAAGTATTTGATGAATGGAACGAGGAAACAATTCGTCAGTTAATTGCTTATCACTATATAAAAAAAACACTCGTTGTTCTTGTTGATGAAAATAAAGAAATTCAAGGTGTATTTATGTGGTATAATTGCAACAATGATTACACTTGGGATTTTGTTAAAGAATGGAAGGAAGATGTTGAGGGCGGTGACTCCATCTTTATGGCTTTTCTTTTTGCTAGCAACAGCGAGGCATTCAAGGAACTAACACTTATGTTCATCAGGAAAGAGCCTGATGTTCTTTACAAAAAACTTATTGGTGTAAGAAACAGGAGCGGGTGGTCAACCCGTGTGGATTATAATCAAAAACTTTTATCACGTTTATTAAAATTAAAGGACTAATATGGGAGGCAAAGGCGGAACTACAATTAATCAACCGGATCCAGTCGATCCGGCAAATGCATCAGGGGAATACTTATTTGGTAAAGACTTTGAATCATACCAAGGTGTAACAGATCCTCGTTTGCAAGAACGGATCATTGGGGCAGAAGAACAATTCCGTCCTCGTTATGCGGCTCTTGAGTTAGCGGACATTGAAACCTTTGCCAAGGGTGTAGACGGTCAGGGAGGATTATTTGATCTATTAGAGGATTCCGGACGTAGGGCTTCTAAACTACAACGTGAGTCACTTGGAATGCAACGTGATGCCGATGTTCAGGCACTCCAAGATCTTTCTCCTCAAGTCGTAGAGGCATATCGTGCGGCTGATCCTCAGTCCACTCGTCTAGCAAACTTAGCGGAACAACAAGCTATTGCGGCGGCAGAGCAAGCAGGTCGAGGCGGAACACTTGCTGACCTAGCAGAACGACAAGCTATTGCGGCGGCAGAACAAGCTGATTCAGCATTTGCTAGAGCTTCCGAACCAATGGGATTCGAGGCTCAACGTCAAGTTGACCAATCTGTCTTGGGTAATATGGGTGGCACAGCTTTTTCACAGCAAGGACGTTCTTCCCTTGAAGCCGCCCTTGGACGTGAGCAATACCGTCAGAATCGTGAGCAGTTTGCGGCAGGGCTAAGACAGTCGGCGGCAGGGATAGGACAGTCAGCACAGGGGATACGGCAATCCGCAATGGGGATGAGGCAATCTGCGGCAGGAATGGGGCAGTCTGCTTTTAATCAATCACGTTCTATAGCCGGCGACCTAGGTGCGGCTATTCTTGGTCGCCCCTCACAGGGTCTAGGATTAGGCGGACAGATTCTTGGTCAGGCTCAGGCACAGGCTAGCGGTGCAATGGGACCAAATTTGTTTGATCCAAACGTTGGTATCAATATGGCTATGCAACAAAGATCAGACAACATTAGCCTACTGGGTGCACAAGCTCAGGCTGATGCTTCTCGTAGTTCCGGCATGATGGGCATGCTAGGTTCTCTTGGTGGTGCGGCAATCGGTCTATGCTGGGTAGCTCGTGAAGTCTACGGACCTACTAATCCTAAATGGAAACAATTCCGTGAATGGATGCTGAACGATTCTCCAAGTTGGTTCCGTAAACTATACATCAAGCACGGAGAGAAATTCGCTCAGTTTATCTCTGATAAACCTCGTATTAAAGCAATCATTCGTAAGTGGATGAATACAAGAATTAAATAATTATGGCATTTCAAACAGGAACACAGGTTGACCCTCGTCTCATGAAGGCGGACTACAGTGGCTTTGCAAGAGCCGGCGAAATACAAGCACAAGGTATGCAGAACCTAGCCGCAGGCATAGGCGGAGGCATAGCGAAGTTCGCCAAGAAGAAAGCGGAAAAGAAAGACGAGAAAGCAGGTGTAGAATTTGCTACCGAATGGGCAACTAACAATCCTGAAATGGCTCAGGCAATGGGCTTCGATGTTACTGATGATGATGGTTTCTTTGATCCGACTAATATAGCAAAGTCAGCTAAAGACTTTTATAGTACCGTGGGTAAGGATGGCTTCAAAGCTGTTATACCTCAGTTGCTTGCCCTAGGTGTTAAGTCAGATGCCGCCGCCGCCGAAAGAAATAAACAATCATTAGAAGAACTTAAAGACCTCGATGGATTTAGAAAAATTACGGGATATGTTGATGGCTTGGATGATCTTAGAATTATGCCTTCAACTGCGGAAAACTCGACGGGTGGTTCATTTGTATTAGAACGAAAGATTCCCGGAAAATTTAATTTCAAGGACGGTGTAAAACTGCCTAGGTATGAAACTGTTCAATACGATGATCCAGAGGCGGCAATGATTGCCGGTCGACCGGGATCGTATTCAATCTTTGGAAGCACCGGTGTTCAA